GTATGTGTTAGTGATACTCGTCCTTATACTGCTATGCAACTTAACCTAAATCCATTAGAAGCATTGTTGTTTTCATGAGTTATAAACCACAGGTCGATGATTATGTTCGATGGAAATCAGAGCACGTAAATGTTGAGGGATGGGTATATTTTTATGATGAAATGTATATTACAATTGAAACTGGTATCAAACCAAAACCCAATTGTGAATATACAAAGAATGAAAAACACAAATATATTCACACACTTCTACTTTGCTATCCAAATCAATGGAAACAATTAGAATACATTCATACGAGAAAGAATCGTTATGCTGAAACTGTGGAAGATATGGAAGTATTCATTAGGGAGTTTTAGTGATGACAAAACAAAACCTTATGACAATTATGTTGCTATCATTCGTAGCATCATATTTGTCAGTCTGCTCACTACTAATCTTTTTATTGTTTCTGGAGTAATTCGACACTGGAATGATGTACCAAATTCATTATCAAAAACCAAAGAAAAAGGGTTTTGCAAATCACCAAGCAACATTTATGAAGATTGAAGATGCTATTTTCTGGGAGAAAGTAATGGAAAAACAAGGATGTAAAGACTTCCGCATCTTGGTCAAGTAAAGGGGGGTCGTCTAAAGTGTCTCTATTGTGTAACCAACCATCCGACATGGATCGTTATCTCAGCGAACAACAAGTCGAAGAACTTGTAAACTTTGATTCTCATGAAGATCTATCTGATTTGATTGAAGAAGATCAAAAATTCAACATCAATGACTATCTCAACTCTAACATCGACTACTGATCTAATGAATTTTCCTACTGAAACTGTCAACGTCTTGTCTCACTTGAAAGAACTTCGTAAAACCTGGAAGGATCAAGATTTTCGTTTCACTAAAGAGCAACAGGAAGAATTTGACATGCTAATGACAGCACGTCGTGAACGTGTTCAGTGGTTCTATGAAACCAAGCGTGTTCAAGTTGGTCCTAAAGTTACCAAGAAAGAAGAGGTTCAAGAGGACATCGAGGACTAAATAAAAAAAGGTAATTGCGAAAGACAATGAAAACTCTGAATCAGTTTCTTTCTGAAGCATATGACAAAGATGTTATGGATCGTTCACAGATTCGCCGTCAAGGTGAAGGTGGAAGAGTCGGTGCTAACAGAAAGAAAACTGAACCAGAAAAACGTCGTATGAAAGCTGCTGGCGGGGGCAAAATGGTTCCCGCTAAAACATATAAAGATAGAAAGGATATTGGTACTCAGAAACAAGCAAGTACAAGAGAGCAACAACCAGAGAAAGAAAGAGGTAGTGCTGAAGTTAAACAATCCTATGCCGATAAGGTAAAAGAAGAAAGAAGAAAAGCAGCACAAGCAAGAGCAGCAGCGAAAAAGTCTGGTAGTTCTGCACCTGAAGCAAAGAAAACTCCAACAGCATCTGAACTTCTCACCAAAAAGTCTGCAAAGAAAGTATCACCTTCTTACACTCCACAAAAAGCATCAGGTAAAACTACTGCTGAACGTAAAGCAACAATGAAGAAAGGTGAAAGAACTTTGAGAGATATTCAACTCAAGAACTTAGGTAAGAAGTCTGAGAAAGAGTTAAAGAACCCGATCACACAGAAAGAGATCACCCGCAGAAACAAAGCAAAGTAAAGGGGGGTCGTCTAAAGCGTACCTAAATTGAAAGCACTTAATCATGACACTTCTACCCTACATTGGTTCTGTTATTAACTTGGGTAATTCATTCTCTCAAGCAACCCGACCAAGAAATGTTGGTCAGATGAGTGATCTTATCCAAGAATATAGAGAGATTGCAGATATACCATCTGTAGATGGATGGGAATCTTTTTATGACCAAAAGATTGGGTCTGATAAAATAGACGTTGCTGCTGATAAGATCTGGGACTATGTTCAGCGAATCAGAGAGAATCTCAACTCTTTGAATCGCGATGATGTAAAGACGTGGACTAAAGATCTTATTATTGATAAGACATTTTCTGGTCTTCAGCTTCAACTTGACATCCTTGAGATGGTGTCAGAAACTGGTGAGTTTCGTTTGTCTACACCAGATGAAGAATCTCAGGGTATTGATGGATACGTGGACGGAGAACCAGTATCAATCAAACCCAACACTTACAAGAAAACTATTCAATCAGGTAAGGAATCAATCCCCTACCGTATTATTTTCTACAAGAACACCAAACGCGGTTTGGTAGTATCTTGAAGGGGGGACGCCTAAAGCGTCTCAGTAGTGTCTGGAGTCGCCTACAACACCCTTGACAGGTGTTGTAGGTTGATTTATACTGTTGTTATCTATTTCTTTTTGATGATTACTCTCCGCCCACATCAGAGAGACATTGTTGATCGTATGCTTGCATATGACAAAGGTCAAATCATTGTGCCTACAGGTGGTGGCAAGACTTTGACGATGATTGTTGATACTCAGCGTCGTCATGATGTTATCAACAATGGCACCACCACAGTTGTTGTAGCTCCCCGTATTTTGTTGGCAGAACAACTGTGCAGTGAATTCCTTGAGTTGATTGATACAACTCACACGCATGTGATGCACGTTCATAGTGGTGAGACACATCACTATTCTACAACAAAAGCAAATGACATTCATGTCTTTGCTAATACTGCACGCGCAGCAGGTGAGAACTGCATTATCTTTACATCTTATCATTCTCTCCATCGTATCATGGAGGCAGATATTGAGGTGAACAATATATACTTTGATGAGGCACACAACAGTGTTCAGCGTAACTTCTTTCCTGCCACTGAGTTCTTTTTGGAGAACGCAGATCGTGCATATTGTTACACTGCAACTCCTAAACATTCTCTTGCTGCATCTAAACCTGGAATGAATTGGAGTGTTTATGGTCAAGTTTTATGTAATGTTCCTGCTCCTCGCCTTGTTAATGAAGGGTACATTCTTCCTCCAAAAGTGGTTGTTAAGCAACTGCCATTGGTCAAGGGAAGAAAAGTTATGTATGCTGAAGATGGCGACAACCTCATCGAAACCATTGATGACAACAATATCGACAAGACTTTGATCTGTGCTCGTTCTACGAAGCAAATCATGGGTCTTATCTCACAATCAGACTTTTGCCTACAACTCAAGGAGCGTGGATACTCCTGGATGATGATTACATCCAAGACAGGTGCAATCATCGACGGCAAGAAAGTCAATCGTGACCAATTCTTTGATACTCTGAATACTTGGGGCAAGGAAGATGGCAAGAAGTTTGTTGTCATCCATCATAGCATTCTGTCTGAAGGTATCAACGTCAGTGGACTTGAGGCTGTTATCTTCATGCGTAACATGGACTACATTGGTATCAGTCAAAGTATTGGACGAGTTATCAGACTTGGTGGAAGTGAGAAGACCTTTGGTTTAGTTTGCATCCCAACTTATGATGCTGTTGGTATTGGCACTGCCAAGAAAGTTCAGGCAGTTGTTGATGTTGTGTTCAATCAGGGTCAACCTGCCATCAGTGAAATTAGGCGATGACTAACATTAAGCAACGAAAACTGGACATTTATTGTAAAGCAACATTTAATGCTCTTAAATCTAATCTTGAGCTGTGGGACGCAAATGATCCCGATGTAGTGAGGATTATCACTCGTCAATATTATGAAGGTGTGTTTAGTTGTAACTATGGTGACACTGGATTGATTAGTGAAGATGCACTTAATAATTCATCAGAAAGAGCAGATGATCACTGTTTTTCTCCTCAATTTGTTGGTCGCTTTATCATGGATAATGCAGATGTTTATCTAACTGATTATGATAAATTCAAAGAGGTTTTTATAGCATCTTGCACCAAGATTAAAGTTACTAAATCTGAAAACAGAAAATTACAACAACTGACAGAGAATAAAAGAGGAGAACCATATAAAGTGTTTGTTCCGACTGATAAAAAGTATGATTATCTTGGAATCAAATTGTATAAGAGACCTGAGAATAAAACACGTTGGGTTGATGCACAACCGACAGATGAAAGAGTAGCATATCTTGCAGAATTGATAGAATACGAAAGGAAGTTTTTGGTATGAATTACACAAGAGCAGATATTATCAACGCATTATGTGCAGAATGGGACTATCTTTGCCATGATGATTTTGATCCTGAAAATGATCAAACAACTGAAGAATATCGTGAAGAGCTTCAAGAGTATACGTTAAAACAGTTGATTGAAGAAACATCAACCGGTGAAGGTTACACACTTGAAGAGTTTATGGAGAATTGGGTTTGAAATATGAAGGGGGGTCGTCTAAAGTGTTCTATTATTATAAGCAGCACTTTGATGACGACTTTTGATTTTGAAACCGAGTACCACTGGGGTGCTCTCATGGTCAAACTGGTCCCAATGTTCTGTATGGATGTTTACAAAGCATCCGATGATGAGTTAGTATGGGTCTTTGATGTGAACAACCCTAAGAATGGTTATCATGTCCCTGCTCGCAATCTCTCCACCTATTCTTATTGATTATGTCTAATCGTGACAATCATGCTCCTCGTGATACTACCACTGGCAAGATCAATGAGGACTCTATTGAAAAGTTTCTCCATGAATCTTTTGATGGACCTGTCTACCCACAAACAGTAGTTGGCACTCAATTTAATACAAAGAAACAACATATTGTTGATGCTCTCCTTGGTGGAGAAGCATACAAGTTGAAACCCAAAGCAATAAGATGGACCTCTAATCATCAAGGGGGTCGATTAGATAGTTACAAGTATCAGGCGATTGATGGAACTGCGGAAGAAAAAATTCCTTTTGAGTTTTTGAAACTGCAAGACGCTATCGATAAGTATGGTTACAGTGGTGGTATTGTAGTGCTTTGTGGTGAATCTGGTTGGACTTTGAAGGAATACTATCTTAGTGAAGAATTTCAAAACAAAATGAAACTCATTGCTGCTGATGTTACCATCATGACTGAAGAAACTTATCGACAACAGTTGACAACTAATTGAAAACCTGTTACACTGAATAAATCCAGTCAAAACAAACCTATATCCGTTTTGACACTCCAAATTTACACACGGAAAAAAATCTATGTTGACTCAAACTCTTATCGAGCAAATTGTGCTGCTCGCAAAACAAATGCACGAAAAAGAAGAATCCTCTAACCATGTAAATCTCCCTTTCTATGATGGATTGGTTGAGAAAAGAGGTAATTCTTATGGCAAAGTTTTAGATCCAGTTTCACTTCAAAGAAACAGTGAAGATAGGGCAGAAGGTGATGTCTATCGAACTTTTTTCTTACAGAAAGATGAGAATGGAAGATATGTTCTTTACAATCATGACACAGCAAATCGTGAAAACATGATAGTGGTTCCAACCACTGACATTGTAGATAACTTTGGCAATACTATTGAAGCATGGACACCTAAGCAGATGAATGGTAACACTCTTATTGTTACCCTGTGCAAACTTCTTAATGGTGAGTTAGATATTCCAAAGGGTTATCCTCTCTCAGATTGTGTTCCCGAAGCAGAATCAACACTTCGATATGAAATTGTTCTAATTTCTAGCAACGATGAGTATAATCGAATTTATCGTGCCATTGATCACACTGCATCTGGTAAATCTAAGAATGATAACTTTACCTCTGTTCTGAATGGTTTCGGTTACTTAAATGTAACAACTGGACAATCAAATTTAACTCCATGGTTGCTAAATGACATGGACGGACCTATTAGTTTGATTGACAATAATACTGTTCCTAAAGATGTAGATACAATGGCAGATGTTGTGAAACCATATCTACCTGTTTTTGAAAATGTACCTGCAATAACTTCTCAAATTGTCAACAACGGGTCAACATATAGTAAAATTTATCGTGCTCTTTGTGTTGACATGACAGCAGCATACATGAACGATAAGGCACCACATTTTAATTTATTTTTGAATCAACTTGTTTCTGAGATTAAAATACTCAAAGACAGTAATGTTGAGGAATATTGGCAAAACAAATTGTTTGGTAGGAACAAAGTTCGTGGTGGGTCTACAATTAAGTGGCAAGGAGAAAAGAATTTTTCTTCCTGGATTCGTGATCGCGCTGCTGATGTTTGGAAACTGCGATTTACCCCTATTGATTGGATTTTGTGGGAACTCTTTTACATTGAAAGAGATACTGGTAAATATGCAGATGTCTGCGACTATAACATCTATGTTAATGGTGGTGCTAACATCCTGGGTGCTAAAGATCGAAAAGAGCACATGTATAAGGAACTTAATTTCCTGCGTCTGGTGTTCATTTATGCTATGCAGAATGGACTCAAAAAATCTTTTACACTTGAAGATTTGAATGAATGGTGCGATAATACTAATGAGTTTAAGTATCCAAGAGATTGTTATCTTTCCTGTGCTAGTGATCTTATCAAACTTGGTAGTGTTAAGAAAAAAGGCACACATCCAGCACTTCGTTCAATTCTAAAGGATTACATTTATTCATGACATCAAATGCACTTCAAGTTCTAACAGCAACTACAGGCAATCGTAAAGATACGTGGAACACTCCTGTCGAATTCGTGGGTGATGTTGTCAAGTTCTTTGGTGGGCAGATTGATACTGACCCATGCTGCAATGATGTAAACAATCCAAACGTACCTGCCAAGGTTCTTTATACTGAAGAGACAAACGGTTTAGCACATCCATGGTGTGGTAAGGTTTTTATGAATCACCCTTATTCTGATTCTAAAACTTGGATTCCCTATGCTGCACACCAGTACGAAACTGGAAATGCAAAAGAAATGGTTCTTCTCATTAAGTTGGATGTTTCTACAAAATGGTGGAGATCTATTGAGAAATATCCATGGATTGCTGTTAACAAACGTTTGAAATTTGGTGATGGTAAGGGTGCAGCACCATTTCAGTCTGCTATCATTTACCTTGGCAAAGACATTGAACACTTTAATAACGTGTTCGGTAAGTATGGGACATTATACACACCATTTTATAGGTAAATCAAAGGGGGGACGTGTAAAGCGTTTCAATAGTATGAAGAACACACATCTCCAACACCCTGAAGATTCCATTCTGACGGGTGATCTTTCTGTCCTTGATTGGTTCCTTTCTAATGGTAAAGTATCTGCGAAGATCGATGGCGCTCCCGCGATTGTATGGGGCACGAATCCGGCGACGGGTAAATTCTTTGTTGGTACAAAATCGGTCTTTAATAAGAAACTTATCAAGATTAACGAAAGTCATAGTAACATCGATCGGAATCATTCTGGCAATGTTGCTAATATATTACACCATTGTTTTGATTGTCTTCCTAATTTCTACGGGATTGTTCAAGGTGATTTTATTGGGTTTGGTGATGATGATACTTTTTGCCCCAATACGATTACTTACATCTTTGATGAAATAATCACTCAAGACATCATCATTGCACCACATACATTTTATGCAACAAGCACAGGTGAACTTAAGGATGCGTTTGTTGTAAGTGATGGTGATGTCTTTCCAACGTTTGATGATACTGAGTTGTGTAAGTTTGTCAAACCTGATTGTTGGGAAATTGATGAAGACTTTGATGAGATTGTTGCATTTGCCCGTCAAATGTCTACACTTTGTGAGTTTGTAACTCCTAAGCAATCGCAACAGATTCAGCAACAACTTAATTCAGTCATTCGTGCTGGTCTTGATA